AGTCGTGGAGCGCGGCTACATCTCGCAGGAGAAGCTGGCAGAGATTCAGTTCGCTATCCAGGCGGGCGACATCGAGGACGTGGAGGTGAGCGAGGACGACGTGCGCGACATGGAGCTCTACACGCCAGCCTACTACTCGAACTTCATGGTGGAGATACCCATCTTCTCGGCGGGCACCATCACCAAGAACCATTTCGCCGTGCGCGCCCAGACCATCCCGCAGGCCATCCAGATATCCGCAGAGTTCGGGCAGATGTACCGAGGCTTCGACGGTTGCATCCGTGCCACGCGGGTGGTGACGATCGACGCGCAGATAGTGCCCGACGACCACGCTTGCATACCCGAAGCCGACCGTAAGCCTGCCGACGAGCGCAAGGACTACTTCAAGGTGCAAGTGCGGCGCGAATGGGTGGAGGACATGAAGCTGAAGAAGTCGGACACCTACTACATTGTGGCCGCCAGCGACGTGGGTCAGGCCAAGGAGCGCATCGCCCTGCTGCTTGACATCATGAAAGCGGAACAGGAGAAGGAGCAAGGCTTCAAGGCCGAAGACGACAGCCGCACCACCATCCGCAAGGCCATGCCCTTCGAGGTGGACTGCATCGTGCCGAAGGAGTTCAGCGATATGTTCCACGAAGAGGCGACGAAGATGTAGGCTCTTCACTATTCACTTAAACACATTTTCCTAAAATATCTTAAATTATTGCTCGATTGTTTGGCAGATATAAAATAAAATGCTTATATTTGCAACGTCAAAACAAAACGAGGGGCATGAAGCAGCAGCCCCCTAAAAAGATGGCTGCTTATTTTATGCCCGTGCAAAAAAGCATAGCGGCAACCGCGTCGGGTAGTGGAAACACCCCGGAGGCATCACGAAACCTCGTTTGGCCTTGACAGCGCGTAGTGCCGCATTTTTATTTGTCTAAATAAACGAGTTATGAACAAGTATTTTGAAGCATGGGAGGTTGTTTATGACCTTGCCAACGAGTTGATGAAGGAATCAGAAACCCTTCAGAAGGGTGTGCAACTGCTTGAAGCATCTACCATCGTGTTAGACCGAAGCGGAGAAGTGGAGCACGCAAAGCACTTGGAAACCATGAAGCAACTGAAAGCCGAGCGCGAACAGCGGGAACAGGCAGCACGACAACCGCAACTGCAACTGCGCACCATCGAAGCGCAGCAACAGCCAAAGCCAATCCCCGTACCACGTCCGAGACATAACCCGATAGAGAAGCCCGACGGACATATTGCGGGAGTGGTGAACACCGAATGGGGCACTTTCTTTAACATTAAACAGCAGCCGTCATGATGGAAGAGATTTGGAAAGACATCGAAGGCTACGAAGGCAAGTATCAAGTGAGCAACCTCGGAAGGGTGCGCTCACTTGACCGCATTGCCCATCGGGAGCGTGACGGACATAGTTACGACCTACCAGTCAAAGGCAGAGTGTTAAAACCACGTAAAATGAAAAAAGGATATATTCACGTGGCACTAACATCAGGCAACCGACAAATGACGGACTATCAGGTACACCGACTTGTGGCAGAGGCATTCGTGCCAAACCCCAAGAACCTGCCACAAGTGAACCACATCGACGAGAACAAGACCAATAACCGAGCCGACAATCTGGAATGGTGTACCAACAAGGAGAACGCCGACCACGGAACACGTAATCAGCGAATAGCCGAAGCCAACTCCATGCCAGTCATTATGATGGATAAAGATGGCAACGACTTGAGAAGATTTAACAGCATTAATGACGCTGCCCGTTGGCTCGGAGGTATGCACTTCGTCAGCAAAATAAGCAGAGTGTGCCGAGGTATTAAACCTCATGTTATCGCCGGAGGCTACCGATGGCGATACGCTCAATAATCTCAATCGAAACTTAATGTACCAACCCATTATGACAGACATAACACAAGAATCTCTACAAAAGAAGCAGGAGGCCATCGACCTTGTGGCGAAACGCTACCGTGGACTGGAGCAACGCACGGAGGACATCGACCTGCGACTGCGGCTCTACTTTGAGGACCTGCTGGAACATTCGTCGGCCAAGGAGGACGACGACAACGACTGGCACGGCATCTATGAGCTGCTGGGTGCCGCCAAGTTCCTCAGAATGCTCGACACGTATAATTTTAATACGAAGAAGGTGCAGACCGTCATCCGACTGCGCGAAGGCGAGTGGGTGCCCGTCGGCAAGACGTGGAAGCATCTCAGCGGTGGGCTGAAATGTCCTGGTATGGGTGGCGGACAGGTCTATCGCTGGGAAAATTTTCAGGTGTTTATCCTCGCCAGCATCTACGGCTTTTATACGTGGATCAACACGCAGGTGGAGAGCGGCACGAAGTCGGAACTGCTGCGCACCGAACGTGAGCGCGACGGCTGGATATGGGACTACCGCCGCATGTGTACCGACTTCACGCTGACCGGCTCGCGTAAGATTGACAAGACGGGACTCGGCGGTTTCATCGGCGCGGAGTTCATGGTGTTCGAGGACTACAACATGGAGGGCTTCTGCTGCGCGAACTCCGAAGACCAGGCGAAAATCATCTTCCGCCGCATAAAATACCTGTTGCAAGGCATGAACGAGGAGAACCGATTCCGGCTGACCGAGAGCATCGCCGCATGGCACGACAAGTACAACGAGATTTCCACGGCCAGCATCCGACCCATGACCGCCGGCGGCAAGTTCAAGGACGGATGGTTTGCCCAGCTCTGCCTGAAGGACGAGTACGGCTCGGCACCCTACGCCAACGGCAAGTCGGACATGAAGCGGCTGGTGGACGTTATCGAGTCCAGTATGGGACCGCGCCGCGAACCGCTGAGCGTCACCATGACATCAGCCGGACGCATCACCGAAGGGCCGTTCATCCAGATACTCGACGGACTCCACGCGATGCTGGAGCGCGAGGTGTTCATCGAGAGCGGCAAGGTCGCGCCCGTGCTCACCGACGACCGCACCCTCACCCTGCTGCTGGAGCCCGACGCCTGGCAGCGCGACGAGCACTATCTGCTGACCAACCGCACCGTGCGCCGCAAGGTGAACCCGATGCTCGGCAAAATCGTGCAGCACCAGTTCTACGAGGACCAGATAGCCAAGGCGGAGCGCGACGGCGACCCCGGCGAGGTCATCGCCAAGCTGTTCAATGTCTATTCGAGCGGCAAGGTCACCAAATGGATCACGGGCGACAAGATACGACCGCTACAGGTGCCGAAGCGCATCACCGACTGCCACTATCAGGACGGCTGGCGCGTGTTCGTGGGGCTCGACTTCTCGCTGGGCGACGACCTCTACGCGATGGTGACGCTGGGCGTGAACTACACTCCATCAGACACCATGCGGGGCCGCTTCTTTGCCGATGCCGTGGCGTGGGTGCTGGAAGAGACCATGAAGAAGAGCCCCAACCGCCCGCTCTACGAGGAATGGGTGCGGCAGGGCTGGCTCTACGTCTGCCCCGGCGAGGTGTTCGACTCCATGCTAAGCATCAACCAACTGGCAGCCATCGACGACCGTCAGGACATCGACATCCGTTTCTTCGGCTACGACCCCGCCCAGAGCATCCAGCCGATTAACCAACTGAAGGCGTGGCTTCAGACCATCCTCCAGAAGAAGAACCCGCAGGCAACGGCAGCCGACATCGCCAATGTGATACAGCAGATGGTGGTGCCCGTCAGTCAGACCGCCCTCACGCAGAACCCCCGCATCGCCGAACTGGAAAGCATGATACTCGACAAGGAGCCGTGGATAGAGTTCTCCATGTCGCCCCTGTGGCCCTGGTGCTTCGGGAATTGCGCCGCCGAGGTGAGCAGCAGCGACCTGCGCCGCATCGTGAAGGGAGGCCCCCAGCCGACGCACAAGATAGACCTCGTTCACGCCCTGCTCGACGCGCTCTACGGGTTCGACCTTGCGGAAGGGAGGGTGAGTGAATAAATCAAGAATTAGAGAATTAGAGAATTTTTCCCGAAAAAGTTTGGAGATATAAAAGAAATAGCTTATCTTTGCACCGTCAAAACATTCAAGGGGCATGAAGCAGCAGCCCCGAAAAAGGCTGCTTATTTTATGCACGGGCTTAGAAATATGCTATTGCGGCACCGCGTGGGGTATCGGACAACGACCCCAAAGGTACATCCCTTGAATGACCTTGACAGCGCGTAGTGCCGCATCTTTTATTTGTCAAAACTTCAAGGGATATGAAAGCAAAAGTTATTTACGACCTCGAGACTCGCATCCGCAAGGAGCGCAAGCGTATCGCCACACAGAACTGCCGACTTTGGCAGATGTACTATTACGACGTTACGGGTGAGCGATGGGCTGCACCCTGCCTCACTCCTGCGCAGATCAAGGCAACGAAATTGCCGTCAACGAATAACGGACAACAAGCAATCACAATCTCATTATGGTAATAGCATGGTTCTCATGCGGTGCCACGTCAGCCGTTGCGTGCAAGATAGCACTCACGATGTATGCTGACGTGCGCATCGTGTATATCGAGACAGGCAGCGGACACCCAGACAACGAGCGGTTCATCCAGGACTGCGAACGATGGTACGGGCAGAGGATTGAGCGCATACGGAGCGACAAGTACCGCGACGTGGACGATGTGCTCATCCGCAAGACCTACATCAACGGCCCGCACGGAGCCGCTTGCACCTCGCTGCTGAAGAAGGAGGTGCGCTACAAGTTCGAGGACGAGGTTGGCGAGTGGGACGGGCAGGTGTGGGGCTTCGACTACTGCACCCGTGAGGTGAACCGAGCCATCCGATTCCGTCAGCAGAACCCACGGACAAAGCCGCTGTTCCCCTTGATTGAGCGCATGATTACCAAGCAGGACGCGCTGGGGATGCTCCAACGGGCAGGCATCGAGATTCCGATGATGTACCGCCTCGGATATAACAACAACAACTGCGTGGGCTGCGTGAAGGGCGGCATCGGCTATTGGAACAAGATACGGCGCGACTTCCCCGACCGCTTCCGACGTATGGCAGAGATAGAGCGCAAGGTTGGTGC